ATTGCCGAATGGGTGACGAACGCGATCAACGATTCAAGCGTGACGCGCATCGTTTTGGACATTGATTCACCGGGCGGAACTGTCGGAGGCGTGATGGAACTCGCCGCGATTGTGGCGAAATCTCTAAAGCAGATCGACGTGTTCACTGGCGGGATGTGCTGCTCTGCGGCCTACTGGATCGCGTGCGGTGCTCGTTCAATTACCGCAACACCGAGCGCAGACGTCGGCAGCATCGGCGTTTATACAGTTTTTCAAGACGTTTCGCTCATGGCGAAAATGATGGGCATTGCCGTCGAGGTTTTCCGTTCTGACAAATACAAAGGCGCTGGGATTCCCGGCACAAGTTTGAGCGAAGAACAAAAGGATCTGATTCAGGCCGAAGTGGACGCGCTCGCCAACCTTTTCAAATCCGCCGTCAAAACGTCCCGCCCGCAGGTCACGGATGAAACCATGCAGGGCCAGTCTTTCCTCGGAATTGTCGCCGCAGAAAACCGTTTGATTGACGCGCTCGCAAACGATTTCGACGAATTCATCAACGGATAGAGCGGTCGAATTTAGGACTTTTTCGCAAAGGTAGAAATATGACACTCGCCCAAGAGCTTGAACAAACGAAGGCGCAACTCGCCAGCCTTCAATCCACCGTCACCGCGTCCAACGCCACGGCGGAAACTTTCAACGTCAAGATTGCCGCGCTCGAAGCGGACAAGGCAGCGCTGATTTCAGAAAAGGAAACGCTCGCCGAGGCTGTCGCTGCGCACGCCGAGGAAATCAAACTTCTCAAAGCGAACGCGAAATCCGCAGAAGCCCGCGCATTGGAAATCGCCGCGAGCGCTGGCGTTCCTCCCGTGGCCGCGCAACCCCAAAACCCTGAGCCTGAATCGCTCGAATCGAAGATCGCCAAAATGCCGAACGGTGCTGAAAAGCTGAAAGCACTCGTTGCGCTTTTTGACGCGCAGAAAATTTCCAACCCTAACAAAAAATAACCTATGGCAAACACCATCTCCGCTACACTTCTTACCGACATCCTGAGCAATTCGCTCGTCACTGTCGCAAACAACAAACTCGCCAATCTCAAGGCGTTCTCGCTCGACGTTTCCGCCGACCCGATGAAGCCGCTGTCCGTCGTGCGCGTTCGCAAGGCGTCTGCTGGAGCAACGGTGCAAACTGACGCGACGAACTTCGAGTCTGGAAACAGCACGCTCGACGTGATCAGCGTGACGCTTCATCAATACACGTCCAGTTTCCACGTTTCCAACGCCGACCTGCAAAGCGGATCGCGCTTGGAACACATCGCCAAGATTAACGCCGACACGTTCCTCAACAAGATCTGGGATGTTGTTGCGGCGGCAATCACAACCAGCAATTTCGGAACCGCCCGCAACGTCGGCGCGGCTGGCAGTTTCGACACCGATGACCTCAAGGACATTTACGGCGACGCGAAAAACTTCACGCGCAAAAACCTATTGCTGGACGGCGCTTATCTTGGCCGTCTCATTCCCACGAACACGCAGGGCTTCGCTGTTGGTCAGGCTGGCGCGTTTGGCTTCGATTTGATTGGCGAACACAACCGCTGGAGCGCGGCCTCCGCGAATACCGTCGGCTTTGTTTGTGCGCCGAATGCGCTCGCCGTCGCAACCGCTCTGCCCGTCAACGATGTTGCAGGCGCGATGCTATCCAATTCCACGGTGACGTTGCCGGACGTTGGCATCACCGCCGCTGTCACTGAATGGGTGAACACTTCGAGCCGCCAACACTGGTGCTCTTACGACATCATGCTTGGCGTTGCCGCTGGCGACACCACGCAGGGCAAGCTCATCACCTCGGCCTAATTCCGAACATGAGAACAGCAATCACGGTTGAAATTTCCGCCGACGGCAAGGCGAGCTTCAGCGGGCCTTCGGGCTACGCTGAAGCCGCTGAGCTTTTCCGTTCCTACAAGGAGACTGGCCTTCCCGCAAACGTCGCACGGCTCGAACTCTGGGCGAGCGACACGGGCCGCGTCAAATCCATCGTCAACAAAAACCAACCTGAAAATTGAAATGAAAAACATCCTCATCCTCATCGCTCTCGCTCTCTGCGCCGTCTCCGCTTCCGCTCAAAACGTTGTGCAAACGATTATTAGCGGCGGCACGAACCGCGTGGCCGCTGCGACTGCGAACACCTACACTGCGCTGATTGACACGCGGAAATCAGAATATGTGGCGCTCATGCTTTCGTTCAAATGCACTGCGGCGAGCGATAGCAATACCGTGTTTTCTATCTCGCGTGGCAACGATTGGAGTCAGGGGACGAACAGCATGGAAACCACCCCGGCTTATATCATCAACGTGCCTGCGAATGGCACGACCACGGTCTCGTTTGCGACGAACATCAACACGCTTGGTTGGAGCCATTTGATTCTTAACACCGTCAGCAACGGCCATGCGTCCGCAATCGTCTCGAATCTCACCGTGACGGCAGCGCAGAAGATTTTGAAGTGAGCTTTGCAACCCAACTCGCAAGCGATTTGGGCAACGTGTTTCTGAACACTGGCGAGTTTGCGGTGTCCGGCACTTGGACGCCAACTGGCGGAAGTGCAACAGCAGTCAGTTTGATATTTGACAATCCAGATTTGCGATTTGACCCGGTGTCCGGCGTCGCGTTCGAGGGCAGTGAAATCAAGGCGCACGTCAAGCGGTCTGTGTTTGCGAATGCAAAGAAAGGCGAGCCGATAGTCATTGGCTCGACAACTTATTACATCCGCGAAGTGAAGGTCGGCTTGGACACGGGTGGAATCACGGAACTCGGTTTGAGCAGTCAGGTGCAACATGGCTGATTCAATTCGCCAGAAAATAGTCGATGCCGTGAAAGCGCGGCTTCAAGGCATTTTGGTTTCTGGCGGATACCAGACTGATGTCGGCGCAAATGTGTTCGTGTGGAAAGGGGCCGATTTTGCGGCTGACGAACTGCCCGCGTGCGATGTGCGCGATGTGCGCGATGACATTGACAACACGGTTGTCAGCACGCGACGCGAACACCACCGCCTGACGTTTGAAGTGGCGGTTGCCGTGGCAGACGGCACGGATTCGATGAAGACCGCACGCAAGGCGATTGCGGACGTTTATCAGGCAATCGGAGTTGACCGGCTATGGACTGTGAGCGGAACCCGTCTCGCATTCGACACGGAACTCAAATCGGACGAATCAGGGATTGAGCAAAGAGAAACGACGCTGGCAGGGGCCAAGATAACATTTGTGGTCAGCTACCGAACGGCGGCATTTGACCCATACACGAACCACAACACATGACAACTTTGATTTACAAAGGCGACTTGGCCGAAGGTTACATCGAGGAACCGGGCAGCGGCCATCAATTCCCATTCATCAAAGGCGAGCCGGTGCTATTGCCGGACGACCTCGCCGCCGCACTCACCGCGCAGACTTCCGACTGGCAGAAATCCGGCGCGAGCAAACCGCAGAAAAACGAGGATTAATTTATGGCAACAGGATTTGGATATAACGGCTGGGTTGGATTCGCTACCGAGTCAACATTCGGCACTTACGTCGCGTCGCAGAAATTCATCGAGATCACCAAGGAGTCGATTGTTCCTGAACGCAAACAACAGATGCGTCCGGCACTTCGGCAGATTTCGATCAATAATTCTTTCGCTGGCAAGCGCATCGTCAAGGGCAACATCTCCGCGCAGTTCAACATAAACGGCATGGAGAAATTGCTTTACCACGCGCTAGGCACCGATTCGACAACCGGCAGCAGTCCTTACACGCACGCCTACACTTGCGCCGACACGCTTCCGACTGGTCTCTCTTTCCACGTCAATCGTGACGCGGCGAACGTCGGCACTGGCAGCGCGTTCAAATACATGGGATGCAACATTTCAAAGCTCTCGCTCATGCAGAAAATGGAGGAGCCGCTTGAAATCTCGGTTGACATCATCGGCCAAGATTGGGGCGTGTTGAACGTCGAGACGCCAACATTCCCAACGCTGGCGACGATGAATTACTCGCAGCTTGGCACGTTCACAGTTGGAGGCAATGCGTTCGTGATTTCTGATTTTGAGGTGAGCGTTGAAAATGCTTTGGCGAGTGACCGCTATTATCTCGGCGCCGACAAGATTCGCGGGCTTGGCCGCAGCGGGCCGCGCAAGGTGTCCGGCAGCTTCACCAAAGAGTTTGAGAGTCTCACGGAATACAACGTCTTCCGCAACCTCACTTCCTCCGCGATTGTGGCAACGTGGACAAGCGGGGCGAACTCGCTGTCGATTTCAATGCCGAACTGCTATCTGCAAACCGGCGAGCCGTCCATTTCGGACGCTGGCCCTATCAAGCAGAAATTCGAGTTTGAAGCGATTCGCAGTTCAACCGCAGGCGACGAATTTGCATTGACGCTGATTAACACTACGGCGTCAGGCACCTAGTCGCAGCGCACTTTTCATTGTCAGGTCGGTGTTGTGTTCCCGCAGCGGATTTCGCGTCCGCTGCGGGTTTTTCAAAATTCATTTATGGAAACCAGAAAGAGAATCAGCCTGCCGAGCGGCGGCTTTGTCACAGTCCGCAAGCTCTCGCCAATGGACACGCTGTCACTTGGATTTATCCCGCAGGCATTCCCAGAGGCCGAGGCCAAGCGGCGTCGTGGTGAATCAGTGGGGCCGAGTGCGGAGGAAATGGCGCAAGGAGTCAAGCTGTCCATAATTGCGCTCACAAAATGCGCGAGCCGAATCACCACGCCGGACGGTCGCAAACTCCGTATCGTTGACAAGGAACTCGACGAATGCGGTGCGGATGAAATCACCGTTGGCGAAATGGAGCAGGAAGATGCCAGCGCGATTGTGCAAGCGGTGAACGAATTGAGTGCGCTGACACGGGAGGCAGCGGCGGCGGCGAAACCCTTTCCTGAAAAACAAGAAGCTGTTGGTGCAGCTTCACCAGCTGGCGAAGCTCTACGGCAAACTGCCGACGGAACTCTTGAAACTGCCACTCGATGAATACGCGATCAACATTGCGTGCGCGATAGCCGGTAATCAGGCGGAGGCGGACGCGAGAAAGTAACCATGGCAAATGTGGTCGAAATTATATTAAAGGGCACGGATCGCCTTTCCGCGCCTTTTACGAAGCCGATTCAGTCCATGAAGGACTTTGAAAAGGCGGCGTCTGGATTGGCAACGGCGGCGGTTGGCATGGGCGTGACGGCTGGCACGGCGCTTGTCGGGCTGGCCGCAAGCGCGATTCATTCTGCGGCTGAAATGGGCAAGCTGGCGCAAATCGCCGGGATGCCGGTCGAATCATTTTCAAAGCTGGCGGCAGCGGCGAAACTTGGCGACGTGCCTCTTGAATCGCTCGCTCAAAATCTCAACAAGCTGAATAAAAATCTTGCAGAGGCGGCTGGCGATTCGAGCAGCAAGGCAGCGCAGGCGTTCTCGGCAATCGGTGTCGCCGTGGTGGACGCGACAGGAAAGATTCGTCCGCAGGCTGAAATCATAAAGGACGTTGCCGACAAGTTTGCCGGTTACAGGGACGGCGCGGAAAAGTCCGCGCTCGCCGTGGCGATGTTTGGAAAAGCCGGGGCCGACATGATACCGCTATTGAACGAGGGCGGCACCGTGATTCAAGAGACGATGGACGCTGCCAGCGGCACGACTAAAAAAGCCGCAGTTGAGGCGAAGGAATTTGAGGACAACTTGATCAAACTCAAGGCGAGCTTTTCAGCGATTGGAAAGGGCATAGCCGCAGAGGTATTGCCGCCGCTCGTTGAGTTGACCGGCGCATTTGTCAAGTTTGCCAAGGATAACGGCGTCGTGCAAGGCGTCGTGATGACGACGGTGGACGTGATGAAGTTCATGGCGTCAACTATTTTTTATGCCTACCAATCAGCCAATATTTTGGCTGAAATTATCGCTGGGGCATTGGCGCACGCAATGAACATTATCTGGACTGCCGTCAAAACGGTTTCAGATGTTTTTGTCACATGGGCCAGTGGCATTGGCGACTTGGTTTTTTCTCTTTGGGAAATGCTTAAAATAATGGGCGAAGTTGGCACCGTTATGGGCGATTTAAGCATGGGCAACTTTTCAGACGCATGGGAGCATTCAAAAGAAGCCGTCGTTAGGCTGGGCGGCGAAATGGTTAATTTTGGTGAAAAGTTTTCAGGAATACTTACAAAAACGAAATCCGATATTGTCACCAACTTTTCAATCGGATGGGATGCGGCGGCAGAAATAACAGCAGAGAAGATTGAGAAAATTAAACGCGAGACGATGAAGGTTGGTGAATTCGTCGAATCGCTCTGGAAACCCAAGAGCCTGACATTTTCCGCAGAGGTTGAAAAGCCAGCGGGGCCGATTGTAAGCACCGAGAATGACAAAGCGCAGCGCGAAATGCGAGATCGTGAAATGCGCGATCTGATTCGGTTGCGCGATTTGACGTTGCAGATGCAGGACTCGCAGCTTGCTGGGCAGGCGAAACTAGAGGCCGAAGCATATCGAGCCTACGAAAAGCGGCTCGAACAAATTGGCAATCTGAATGTGTCCGAAGATGAGGCGTTGAACGCTTCGCTTTTGGCGCATCAAGAATACGAGGACAAGCTCACGCAGATCAAAGCCGACGCGGAAGAGCAGCGGCGAATGCTTACGGAAGATTTGCAGGTTGCCGCGCTGGACTCTCAATTTGCGAATCAGCAGCAGGCCGCGCAACGGAGACTCGAAGAGGACAACCGGCGAATCGCGCAGAGCAATTTGAGCGAAGAGGAATCAATGCGGCTGTCGAATCTTGCGAAGATAAAATTCGACAACGACATGCAAAAGGCTCGCATTTCAATTGCAAGCCAAACGGCCGGCAACCTTGCGAACATTGCGCTTGCTTTCGGTAAAAAGGGCGCGGCGGCATACAAAGTATTTGCGAGCACGCAAGCCGTGATTGACACCTACGCTGCGGCGAATGCGGCTTACAAGTCGATGGCCGGAATTCCAATCATCGGGCCTGCGCTCGGTATCGCGGCGGCTGCGGCTGCGATTGCGTCCGGCGTGGCGAACGTCGCCAAGATCAACGCCGTCGGCGGTCAGGCGCACGCGGGATTGGACTTCGTTCCAAGCGAATCCACGTTTTTGCTTCAACGCGGCGAGCGGGTAATCCAGCCAGCGGCTAACGAGGATTTGACGAACTTCCTGAAATCGCAGGACGGGCGAACGACAAGC